GTCTACTCCTAACTTCGTCCTTGGTGAGTCTCTTTATGACACGACTAACACAGAAATCACATATAAAGTTTCTAAGATCAAGTCATCTTCAGATGGTATTCTAATTCCATTCGTTGCACAAGGTGGACGTGGATATTCTCTTCGTGGATTTACCGTTACACAGACTATTCAAGACCCTGACAACCTCGGTACAGGTTTCGAGTTCATTATCTCAGAAATTTCTGACACTGAAACTATTCTCACTGTGACAAATCAAATTTCTGACTTTGCGGCTGTGCCTCTCAACTCAGCGAACTTTGGTATGCCAGGTCCTGGACCAGATGATTTGAGTTCTGTCATCGGCGATGCTCTTGATTACGAGAACCTCGAAGTAGGAACTGTGTCTGGTATGATTGTTACAAACCCAGGAACGAACTATTCTGATCTAGTGACAGTAAAGATTAGAGACAACCTTGTCGCTCCTCTTTATATTCCTGACACTGTCAACGGAGGCTTCTATGGTAACAATGCTGTAATCGAAGGTCGAGTATCGATCGGTACTAACATGGTTGAAGAAGTAGCCATCGAAAACTCAGCTTTCAATGCTGTCCCAGGTCGTCACAGACTTAACTCTAAGGCAGATGCGAATCGTTTCGTACTAGGTGACATGAGTATTTCAACCTTTGGTAACGAAGCTGGCTTCTTCAAGACTACCCATGGTTTCCTATCATCTGATAAATACTTACAGGACTCAGATTATTATCAAGAATACAGCTACGATATCCAGACTTCTAGGTCAATCTCAAGCTATTTTGATATCCTTAAGAAGATTTCTCACCCAACTGGTAACAAAGTTTTCGGTTCTACTAACGTTAGACAGAGTGAAGTTATCTCTGTAACGGGAACTACAACAGTAATATTTGACGAGGTACTATGAAAACCGTATTAGCAAAACAGCATTTGCTCAACCTTTTTGATTCTAAAATTGACACCTCCGATTATTACGTCGTAGTTGGTGGTTACACACCTTGGTCAAACGAGGTTTCACCTCCACCAGTTGTTCATACCCAGAAGAACATTGCGAATGTCCGCAAGGAATCAATCTATGGTCTTAAAATTGGTGCATCTGACTCTGCTTTCCTAGTCAAGAGAAACGCTTGGGTAACAGGAACAGTTTACGACCAGTACGAGTACGATAGTGAGAAGGCTTTCGATAATAATTTCTTCATCATCAACTCTGACATGAATGTTTACAAGTGCATCCATAACAACTACGACAAACCGTCTACAGTTGAACCTGTCTCGAAGACTACTAACGTGTTTTTCACGTCAGATGGTTATGCTTGGAAATACCTCTACACTATCACACAAAGTGACATGACCAAGTTTGGAACGATTTCTTCTATTCCAGTCACTCCTAACACAAGCATTACTGCTGCTGCCGTTCGTGGAACAATTGAGTATGTCGAAGTCGTAAACGGCGGCGACAACTGGTTGATCTACAATACTGGAACAATTCAAAGAGCTCTAAGCACAAACACTTACCAGCTCGAAAACACAGCTAACCCAGTTGAAGACATCTACATAGACTCAGCTCTCTATGTTAGCGCTGGAACTGGTGCTGGTAATGTTCGCAAGATCATTGGTTCATCATCGAACTCTTCTGGTAAATTCATCACAGTTGACTCTAACCTAACACTATCAAACAACTCAGTCTACACAGTTGGACCAAGAGTCGTTGTAGATGGTGATGGTTCAGGTTTCCTAGCATACTCAACCGTCTCAAACAACACAATTGTAGGCATCAATGTCCTTAATCCTGGTAGCAATTACACTTTTGCAAATATCTCTCTTGTCACTTCTAATAACTATGGAAGTGCGGTCGAATTTAAGCCGCTGGTGTCGCCACAAGATGGTCATGGTTCAAATCCAGCCATCGAGCTAAACTCTACTAACATCGGCATTTATGCGAAGTTTCCAAAGAACGTTTCTACTAACGTTCTTCCAAATACAAACTTTAGTTACAGACAATTCTCAGTGATGTATGCTCCAACATTCCAGGATGCTAACACTGGTCATGCCAACGCTGTATTCGTTTCAACTGCTACTACAACTAAGCCTTTCAACGTAGGTGATACTATCAAAAGTGATACTTCACACGCTGCTGGATACGTCTACTGGTCAAATTCTACTCACATCAAGATGAGTTATGTTTCAAATAACTTCATCGAAGGCGAAGGAATCATTAACCAGAATGACCAACTCGACATTATTACTAACGTAACCAATCCAAATATAGTCTACAACACAGGTAAAATTGTGTATTTTTACAACAATACACCTATAAATAGATCAGATAATATATCCGAGACGTTAAAATTTACATTAGACTTAGAAGGTTAAGATGGCTGAAGATAAACTAGAGACAGACCTATCGGTTGCTCCATATCATGATGATTTCAATGAGTCAAAACAGTTCGTAAAGGTCCTCTTCAAACCAGCACTTGCAGTACAGACACGCGAACTAAACCAGATCCAAACTGTCCTACAGAACCAAACTTCAAGATTTGCTAATCACATCTTCAAGGAAGGTTCCGTAGTTGATGGTTGCGCTCTCACATATAACAGCAAACAGAATTACGTTCACCTAAAGAACAACTTCACGACTCATACTTCTGCTTCTGTAGAAATCGTAGATAGTTCGTATCTCGTTGTTTCATTGACAACCGGTGTTCGTGCTATCGTTGACATCGCTAAGAAGGGTTTCGAAGCTCTATATCCAGCAACAAATCGTTGGTACGTTTCATACATTAAGACAGGTAAGGACGTCGCTAACGCTGACGTTCCTACATTCCTATCTGGTGAAACTCTTACAGTTTACAATGCCAATCAGTCAAAGCTCGGTACTCTAGACCCACTCAACATTTATGACACAATTCAGGTTGTAACCGCTGTTGTTGATAAGCCATCAGTTGGTACGGGCTACACTGTTAAGGTTTCAGACGGTATTATCTACCAAAAAGGTTACTTCTCAAAGGTTCTTCCTCAGAGAGCAATCGTTCGCGAGTTCGACCAAGTCACAACAAATATGGCTATCGGTTTCAAGACCGCTGAAGCTATCATCACTTCTGACCAGGACAACTCCCTACTCGACAATGCAAATGGTCAGCCAAACACAAACGCTCCTGGCGCTGATCGTCTTCGTCTAACTCCAATTCTTTACGCTGTTGACAAGACAACGCTTGACACTAACAGCACGTTCTTCCCAATCGCTGAGTTCAACGACACAATTCCAGTTGAACAGAACATTGATCCGATGTATAATATACTTGGTGACGTTATCAAGGGTAGAACTTATGACGAGTCTGGCGACTACGTACTTAAGCCTTTCCAAGTTGAAAGCTTCCCACATACCTCAAATACTTCTCTCATGAACTACGAGATCAGCACAGGTATTGGTTACGTTAAGGGTGCCCGTGTCGAACTTATCGGTTCTAAGAGAACTGAAGTACCACGCGCGATTACAACAGAAGAATCACAAGCAGAAATCGTAACCGCAAACTATGGTAACTATGTCTACGTAAACGAAGCTGTTGGTAACTTTGACATCGACAACATCGCTACAATCGACATTTACGATACTGCTCAGACAACTATCACTGACGTAGAAGGTGCGACTTCAGCTCCATCCGGTACGAAGATCGGTACAGCAAACGTGCGTAACTTCGTTTACAGCTCTGGTACAAAGGGTACTATTGCTGCTCAGTGGCGTCTTTACATCACAAACATCATCATGAACTCAGGCAAGTCTTTCTCAAAGGACGCTAAGAGCTTCTATGTCAACGGAACCTACGGTAAGGCTAAGGCCGACTTGGTTCTCGTTGGCGGTCTTGCTGACATTAAAGAGTCAACAAAAGACAACCTAGTATTCGATTTCGGCATTAACACAATTAAGAGACTTACAGATAAGAACGGCGTCAACGACACCCAGTTCATATTCAGAGATACTGCTAATGCCACCCTTCAAGCTAACGGTTTCGCTACATTTACTCTTAATACTCCATATGCTGGTGGTAACGAAAGACTAAATGCTTCAGTTGGTGCTCTTTCTGATTCTCAAGAAGCTCTCTTCGACTTCTCACTATCAGCTGCTGCAGTAACTTCTAACTTAGCCGGAACTATTACAGTTGCAACAACGACAGCTACCGGTACAGGTACTGCGTTTACTACAGACTTTGTTGTTGGTAACTACGTCCAGATCAACGCTGCTCCACGTAGAATTACGGCAATCGCTAACAACACTTCTATGACAATCAACGCGACAGTAACAGCGACTGCAAACGTCTATCAAAGATATTACCCAGAAGGTCATCTCGTTGATATGACTAAAGCTGGTGCTCAGGTTACTGTTATTTCAAATACACAGTTCTCAGTTCAGACTGGTCTTGGGACTCTTACATCAGCAACTCAGCCACTTAGAGCTAACTTCCCAGTTCTAAGAACAAGTGCAGTCGCTATCAAGAAAGAAATCAAGAAGGACCGTTACGTAAAGATCGACTGTACTGCTAATACAGGTGGACCTTGGAACCTTGGTCTAATCGACATTGCTACAATTAAGGCTGTTTACGTCGGTGCAACTTATGCTAACACGAACCCAAATCGTATCGACTGGTTCTATGGTGACAACGGTCAGACCAATGCTTCTTACGAACACGGTAAGCTAGTTGTCAAGCCACAGTACAAGGCAAACATCTCAGCTGCAACAAGAATTCTTGTTCAACTAGATCACTTTACAGCTAACACTTCTGCTGGTGCTGGTTTCTTCTCAATCGACTCTTACCCAGTCATTAAGGAAACAGATACTGCCAACTCAACAAACATTGCTATTGCAGCTATTCCTCTGTCAATTGGTAAAGATGTTCGTCAGGTTGTAGACTTCCGTCCATTCCGTTACAACACAGCCAACTCAGCTGTTCTTGTTGCTGATGCGACTGTTAACCCTGCCGCTGCTAACTCTTCATTCGTGAACGTTACAACCGGTTCTTACATCCCAGATGCTGACAGCAACTTCCAGGCTGACGTTGAATATTACCTACCACGTATCGACGTTCTCTCAATCACAAAAGATGGTGAGATTACAGTTAAGCGCGGCATTCCGTCACTAAATCCAAAGACTCCAGCAGACGAACCGTCAGCAATGAAGATCGCTACTGTTAAAGTTCCAGCGTATCCTTCAATGACTACGCGCGAAGCAGAACTATACATACGTCCTGACCTATCAACAACAATTAACCTTTCTTATAACCGTCGTTATACCATGAAAGACATTGGTGTTCTAGACCAGAGAATTTCACGTCTTGAATACTACACGGTCCTAAATGCTCTTGAGCAGACTGCAAAAGACATGACTGTTCCAGATGCTAACGGTCTCGATCGCTTCAAGAACGGTATCTTCGCTGAACCATTCCGCTCACACGGTCTTGGCAACGTCGGCGACTTTGAATACAAGATCGCGATCGATGCAGACAACGCAATCGCACGTCCATACTTCGTTAAGCGAGATGTTGATTTCCAATACTC